TCTTGCAACTCTCCGCGCGACGACGATCAGCTCGAACCAGCGGCGATCAACCATGACCGGCCTCGACTGGAAACGATCGTCTCGGATGGTGTCGGATCTCTCGCGACCGGGATCCAGGGATGGGCGAAGACGTACCTGGGGAAAGACCTAATGCCGTGGCAGCTGCGGGTATTGCATGGTCAGACGGCGTTACGCGACGATGGCCGTTTCGTTCATCGCTCGAGCCTGGTGTCGGTGGCTCGTCAGAACGGGAAGACGGTGGCCTTGTCCAGTCTGATCGGGTACTTCGTTACCGAAGAAGCGAAGCGTCGCGGGGAACCGGTGAAGGTGCTGTCGACTGCGCACCGTCTCGACGTGGCTGGTGAGCTGTTCAATGAGCTCGGCCCTATCTTGCAGCAATACTTCGGCGGCAAGCTTACGAACCAGTACGGCCGGCAGGAATGGCGCGGCGAAGACGGATCGCGCTGGCTGGTGCGTGCGGCCGGCCCGTCAGTCGGCCACGGCCTCAGCCTCGACCTCGTGGTAGCGGACGAGATCTGGGACATAGGCGCCGATGCCATCGACCAGGGTCTCGTTCCGACTATGCGCGCACGCCCGAACCCGCTGCTCTCTATGTGGTCAACAGCCGGCACCGAAGCCTCGAGCGTCTTCCTGCGATACCGGGAGCAAGGTCTCCGGTCGATAGACAAGGCCGCGCCGACGTCTCTGTATTTCGCCGAATGGTCACCACCGCCCCACCTTGATCCGATGCGACCCGCCGCCTGGCGATACGCGAACCCGGCACTCGGCCACACCCTCGAAGAAGCCACCCTCCAGGCTGAAGCAGAATCACCCGACCGCGCCGCGTTCCTCCGCGCTTCCGTGAACCTGTGGATCTCCACCGATCGCGGCTGGATCAAACCCGGCGTCTGGGAAGAACTCGCCTACGACGGCCCCGTCCCCGCCGGTGGCGTGATCGCCGTCGAAGTGTCCGTCGACGACAGCCGCTACTTCGGGGTCCGCTGCGTCCAGCTCGAAGACAAACGAGTCGTCGCCACCGTCGCCTTCCACGTCGACACCCTCGCCGAATGCCTCACCGAAATCGAGCGCCTCGCCGCCGAAGACGCCACGCTCCGCTTCCTGGTCACCCCCACTATCGGGCTGCACTTCCCGCGCACCCTCGAGCGGCGCCGCACAGAGGTCGGCTACGGCGAGCTATTGAAGTTCACACCGGCCGTGAAGAACATGATCGACGAACGAATGCTCGTACACACCGGGGAAGTCATGCTCGCCGAACACGTCAACCGCGCCGTCGCCGTGCGCTCCCAGGGCTCCATCGCGTTGAGCTCACAGCGCTCACCAGGACCGATCGAGCTGGCCCGCTGTATGACGTGGGCCGCGGCTGTCGCTTACCAGCACGGCCGACCATCGAAGCCGCAGGTCTACATCGCGGGGCGTTAGTGTTGCGAACGGTATCGGCTTCGGTGTCTAACCTTTCGTCGGGATCGGGTGACCTGGGGCCGATACCACCATTCGCGTCTCGCACCGTGTAATACTCAAGTTATGCCGATCTTCAAGCGCGCCACGCAGCCCGTCGTAACGAAAGCCGCCGCAGGGCTGTCGCCGATTACCTCGAACCAGGGCGCAAGCCAGATCGGAAACTTCTACTCGTACATCGAAGGCGATCTTCGTCAGCGTGCCATGTCCGTCCCCGTCATCGCTCGAGGCCGAGACCTGATCTGCGGCACGATCGGATCACTACAGCTTGAGGCATACCGCGCCATGTGGAACGGCGACAACATGGAGAAAGTCCCGCAGGCGCCGCGCTCCTGGCTGTCGCGAATCGACAAGGGCGTCCCGAACAGCGTGATCCTCAGCTGGACAGCGGACGACCTCGTCTTCTACGGCAGCGCTTACTGGTTTGTAACTGAGCGCACAGCCGACGGCTTCCCCGCATCGTTCACGCGCCTTCCGTATGCGATGGTGACCATGCAAGACCAGACCGGCGTCGTCAAGTTCGGGCCATCAAAGCAGCTCATGTTCAACGGTCTTCCGATCGACTATCGCGATGTGATCCAGTTCATCAGCCCGATCCAGGGCCTGATTTATACGACGACGAAAGCGATCGACACCGCGCTCAAGCTCGAGCAGGCGCGATTCCGCAATGCCATGTCGAGCATCCCGTCGGTAGTGCTAAAGCAGACCGGAGGCGAACCATTGAGCGGCCAGGAGCTCGCCGACCTCGCGGCCGCGTTCGACGTTGCGCGAGTCAATAACCAGACCGCCGCCGTCAACGAATACATCGAAGTAAAAGAGTCCTTCGCGACACCGGACAAGATGCTCCTAATCGAAGCCGCCGACTACCAGGCGCGCGATCTGTGCCGAGCCATCGGCATTCCGCCATACCTGGCAGGCATCGCCACCGGCTCATACAGCTACACGAACAGCGCCAGCGCTCGCGAAGACCTCTACACATTCGGGCTCAAACCGATCATGACCTGCATCGAAGAAACGCTCAGCTCGGACAACGTGCTCCCGCACGGCACCGGCGTCAAGTTCAACGTCGAGGCCTACATCGGATCGGAACTAATCAACGCTCAGCCAGCTGAGAACACACAGGAGGCGCTCGCCTAATGCCGTACTACATTACAAAAGACTCTGAAGAATGCGCCGGATGGGCAGTCGTCAAGGACGACATGGAGGTCCTCGGCTGCCACTTGTTGAAGCAGGACGCCGTCGACCAGATGGTTGCGATCAGCACCGAAGAAGGCATCGAGCCAGGTGGTGAACTCGAGATCGAAGACGACGAAGAAATGGAAATGACCGCCGCGTCGTCCCCGGTCAAGCTGACGGCCCAGGTCACGATCGACGCAGCCGCCCCAGACGGCACCCCGCGCCGCACGATCTCCGGCATCGCCGTCCCCTACGGCGTCGTCGCCGAAGTCAACGACGGCCAAAAGATCCGCATCGAACCAGGCGCCCTACCGACCACCGGCAAGGCCCCGAAGCTGTTTATGTATCACGACGCCAGCCAGCCCGTCGGCCTCGTTACCGGCCGCGTTGACACCGACGAGGGAATGCTGTTCGAGGCGAAGCTCGCCCAGACCGCCCTCGCCGACGAAGCCATCCAGCTCATGAAAGAATCCGTCATCGACTCTGTGTCCGTGGGAATCAACCCGAAGCGCTTCTCCTGGGATGGCGACGTAATGGTCGTCAAGAAAGCCGACTGGATGGAGCTGTCCCTAGTGCCGATCCCGGCGTTCGCCGGCGCCACGATCACGGAGATCGCCGCCAGCGGCACCATCCACCACGAGACCGAAGTGATAAGTAATACTGTGAACACGAACCCAGAAAGCGAGACCCCCATGTCCGAGCAAGCAGCACCCGCCGTCATCGAAGCCTCCACCGTGCAGACTGTGTTCGCACAGCCACGTTCGTACAAGCTTCCGACGCCCGCCGAATACATCGCCGCCTTCGTGCGCGGCGGTCACGACTTCGCGCAAATGAACGCGAACATCAAGGCGGCAGCACCCGACATCACCACGACCGACACGCCCGGAATCCTGCCCGAGCAGATCGTCGGCCCGGTGTACGACGGCCTCAACGCGATCCGCCCATTCGTGTCCGCGATCGGAACGAAGGCGATGCCAGGAGCCGGCGCAACATTCCGCCGCCCGAAGATCACCGCTCGCCCGGTGGTCACGCAACAGCCGACCGGCCAGCTCAACACCCTCGACCCGTCGAGCGTCACGGTGCAGAACAACGACATTTCGAAACTCACATTCGGAACGTACGTCACCGTCTCAGAGCAAGACCTCGACTGGTCGGACCCGGCATCGTTGAACATCATCCTCGAGCAGCTCGCCATCGCCTACGGTCAGGCCACCGACAACTACGCGGTCGACCAGATGGTCGCCGGCACCACCCAGTTCGAGACGATCACCGACCTCAGCGACGCAGCTGAGTGGGTCGCCGCGATCTACGGCGCCGCCTACCAGATCAGCAACGGCTCAAACTATCTGCCGACGCACTTCTTCTGCGCACCTGTGACCTGGGCGAAACTCGCGCAAGTCACGGACGGGCAGGACCGACCGCTGTTCCCGTTCGTCGGCGCGCAAGGCCTCAACGGCCAGAACGCCCTCGGCTTCTCCAGCGCGAACAGCTGGAACGGCAACCCGCTCGGCCTCGTCATGGTGGTCGACAAGAACATGGCCGGCTCGACCGGCTCGGGTGGTCTGAACGGTGTCGTCGGACACGCAGCTGGACCCGCCGCTGGCTTCGAGTTCTACGAGCAGCAGAAGGGCGCCGTCAGCGTCGAAGTGCCGTCGGTACTCGGCCGTACGATCGCCTGGCGCGGCTATGCCGCGACCTTCATGGCAGACGCCACGAAGTTCGTCAAGCTTCTCAAGTCGTAACCCGCCGATAGGAGGCCCACATGGCCGCCTACACGGTCACACATAAGCAGCTAGTCGACGACTACGCCGTCCTTCAGCTCCTCACCCCTACGGAGCTGGAGGTCGGTCAGTCGATTACTGTCACCGGAGTCGACGCCACATTCAACGGCACCTATGTCGTCTACGACCTGCCGCGCTATCTATTCGTTTCCGTCGACCAGTACGGCGACCTCGTATTCGATCCTGAGATCACGATCGAGAACCAGGTGCTCTACGCGAAAGTGGCGAGCAACGTCGAGCGCCAGGCGGCGACCGGCACCGTCACCTACACGCCGACCTGTACCTGGATCAACGCAAACGACGTCTCAACCTGGCTGAACATCAGCGTCGTCTCAGCAAACGATTCGGCGCTCATCACCACCGCCGCTAGTGCTGCTTGCGCGTTCGCGTTTCGCCGCAGAAGCGAGGCCGGCTACTTCGATTCTTTGACCACGGTGCCGAGCCAGGACGTCAAGCTCGGGACGATCATGTACGCCGGCGCGCTGTACCGCGCACGCGGCTCCCTCGGGGACGCCTTCGCCACGTTCGACGGGATGGGTGGCGGCCAGATACTCGGCATGAGCGCGATGGTGAAACAGCTGCTCGGCATTGACCGCCCGCAGGTCGCCTAATGCCCGGGACGGGAATGTTCAACGCGGCGCTCGACCAGCTCGCTACTACCCTCGCCACGATCACGAACCTGCCGGTCGTACGCGACCCCCGAAACATCACACCCGGCTGCGTGCTCATCGGCGCCCCTAGCTTCGAAGCATTCAACTATCGGATAGTCACCATGACCATCCCCGTCCAGATCATCAGCTCGGGGCCAGGGAACCAGGACGCCCTTGACCAGGTGCTCACCATCGCCTCCCAGGTGATCGCGAAAGAGGTCGCCGTCACCGACGGCAGGCCGATTTCTATCGACATAGGTGGAACGATCGCTCCCGGATACGAGCTCATCGTCAGACTAGAGTCGAACCCATGACGAAGTATCGCGTAGTTTCGGACAAGGTCGGCACACCCGGCGACGAGTTCATCCCCGAAGAAGGGATCAACGTGGAGGCGCTGCTCGAGCACGGCTTCATTGAATCCACCACCAGCAAGAAGTCGACCCCTAAAGTCGACGACAACGAACAGGAGTAACTCATGGCCACCTACCTCACGAACCCCACCGTCACCGTCAACTCGGTCGCGCTGACCGGTCAATGCACCGCCGCGACGCTGAACCGCTCGGTCGACCAGCTCGAGGCCACCGCATTCGGAGACACCGCCCACAAGTACGTCGGCGGCCTCCAGATGAACGAAGTCACCCTGACCTTGTATCAGAGCTACGTCGCCAGCGAGACCTACGCGACGCTTGCCAGCCTTGTCGGCACGACCACGAACATCGTGCTGAAGCCATCGAGCGCCGCAACATCGGCAACGAACCCGCAGTTCACGATTACCGGCGCCTACCTCGAGACCCTCCCGGTCATCGACGGCTCTTATGGTGAGCTGTCCACGATCGACGTGACCTTCACCGGGGGCGTCTACAGCGTCGCAGTAATCTGACCGTAGGAGGTCCCGACCATGAAACTAAAGCTCACGATCACGCTCGCCCCAGG